TTGGAACAGGCCAAGTGCGTTGAGAATGGCGACGTGTTCGGCGTGCCGGGAGCGACGGAGTGAGGCTGATCTACACGGCCGGTCCCTATCGGGCCGATAGCTGGCATGGCGTCTTTGAGAACATTCTCAGGGCTTGGTCGGCCGCGAGGGATCTTTGGCTCAAGGGCTGGGCGGTGATATGTCCGCACGCGAACAGCATCCTCATGGACGGCCCGGATATCCCGGCCAAGATGTTTATCGACGGCGACCTCGAGATAATCAGCCGATGCGATGCGGTCTGTATGCTTCCGGGCTGGGAGAAATCGGAAGGTGCTCAAATCGAATATGGGTTGGCGCTTGAATTAGAAATGCCAATTTATTTCGGGGTTGAGCAGGTGCCGAATGCCTAAGACGCACCCTCAAATCAGTCACTATGGAACGGGGTCGATCCAGCCCATCGACTTCATCGAATCGACGTTCACGCCCGATGAATATCGCGGGCACCTGAAGGCGTGCATCATCAAGTACTTGTGCAGATATCAGCATAAGGGGACGCCGCTCGATGACTTGCAGAAGGCCCGCGTTTACCTCGATTGGCTCATTGAGCATGAGGAGAAAGGAACAGCATGAAGGAATCTATCGCATTCACCAAAACGCAATCGCGCCTCTTGAACGAACTCAAGCGCCAGTACGAGCAGGCTTGGTTCCAACAGCTCAATGCCACGCTGGACGTGATCTATGAGGAGCTTGGCCTGACCGAGAAGGCCAAGGATGGAAAGCATCGCCTCACGCTTCAACCGGGATTCGTCGGGGTCGACGTACAGAATACTGAGCCGAAGCCGGAGATCCCGGGCAACAAGGAATAGCATGGCCGACCTCCCCACGAACGGCAACGGGCGCAAGGCGATGAACCGCAGGGCGAAGTTCACGGCGGTCGCCTTGGTTCTCGTTACCGTTGCATTCTACATCTGCCTATTCAAAGGCGCGGATATCAACTGGTTCATCGAGTACGGCAAGTACGTCATGCTCTGTCTGTTATTCGTAGTCACCGGGATTACGGCTACGGATGCGATTATGAAGTGGCGTGGCAACGGAGGGGCGAAGCCATGAAAGGTCAAGCACGAAGTCCAGAAACCCGGCGCAAGATAAGTCAAGCGTTGAGGGGCCGCGTGTTTAGTCCGGAATGGCATCGCAAATTATGTGAGGCAAGGCAACTACACAGACTTATCCTAGAAGAAAAAATCGGACGTTTTTTGTCCCGATACGAAATTGCGCATCATATCGATTTTGATAAATCCAACATTGCCCCAGACAACCTAACCCCGATGGCCCTTGGAGAACACCTTCACTATCACCGCAACATGAATCACCTGGCCGAGCATTGGCTTGGGGGATGACGATGAAGATAAAACTAATTTATTTTGTTGTATTGGGCCTCGCTCTGGCCTTGACCATCAGCGTATGCGACGGCCTGCGCTACAAGGATAAGACATCCGTCCGCATCGGGAATCTTGAACAAGCGCTTACTCAGGAAAGGCTAAACGTGGCCGAGAAGGACAAAATCATCATCACTTCTCAACAAGTGATAGCGGCCAAGACCAAGGAGATCGCGGACATCATCGCACAATCGGGCCAGCCGTCGCCATCCGAGGTCGCAAAGGACGCGACCATCGCCGACCTGAAAAAGAAGAATGCCGAGTTGGCAGCCGCCGGCGACTACAAGGCTGCTTACGAGGGCGCTCAGGCTGAGATCCGGGCGTGGTCCGAGAAGTTCACTCTTGCCGAGACGCGACACGCCAAGGACATCTTCAGCCTCAACGCCTCATGGCAGGGCAAGTACGACGCTCAGGTCGTCATATCCGATTCGTGGAAAGCCAAATGTGAAGGGGCGAATCGCTTGTTAACCATAAGCCAGTCGGTTAACAAAAGCCTGATTCGCAAGGTGAAGACGCAGGCCATCATTGGGAACCTAAAAATGGGTGCTATCATCGCCGCGGTCATCGGACTCAAGTTTGCGAAGGTGATCTGACATGGCACTCGGACTTACAGAATCAGGGGCCGTCGCCTTCGTCCTCCTCGGGAATATCAGCGCATGGGCGAAAATGATCTATGATGCCCGGAAGAACGGAAAAAACGGCAACGGGAAGGCGTGTCCGCTCCATGCCGGGTTGTCTCAAGAGATCACGACGCTTCATCGCGAGAACCGAGAGGAACACCAGAAATTATCCGATGACATTCATGGGTTGTCTATAATCGTGGCTGGTGCCGCATCGGCCGCAGCCCAGGCGGCCACTACGGCCGCAGGCCTGACCGTGCGCAGCAGGAGGAAGGCATGACGTTCATCCCTGAAGCATTCGCGTTTGCCTTCACCCTACAGGCCAAACTCGTACTGACGCCCATGAGCATATCTCTATTTATCGCACTGGCGTTCTGCGTGGCCGTAGTCTGGAAGTGGGCCAAGAAGAAAATATGAGGGCCATCAAGATCATCTTCGCGGTACTGGCGGCCACCATCGCGTTCCCCTTCATCCTGATCGGCGTTGCCATCGGTGTTGTCGTGGCAAGCGCGAAGGCCGTCGTCCGGGCCGCTCCGAAGGCTACGGTCTCGACGAAGTCTATTTCGCGAACATCCCCCGATGCCAAGGCTGATCCCGATGTCAAGATCGTCAATTTCAACAAGTTCCCCTTCGGGCGCGAGGACAAGGGAGGGACGGCGTGAAGATTCGCGCTTGGAATAACTGGCGGCTGAACATGCGCGGCGACTTCTACTTCCGGCTATTCGAGTTCCGATGGTGGGATAAGGAGTGGCGCTTCGTGTGGGTAACGGTTTGTAATTTTACGATAGCATTTATATTCAGGGAGAGGGGGAAGGGTGCCTGACCAAGTCGCCTTCCCGGCGCTCATCAAGGAACTCAAGGTCTATACCACCATCGACCTCGACAAGGAGGCGCGGATCACGCTCAGGTTCAGGCCGACGGATGAGGTTGTCGATAGTCTCAATAAGCTCATGCGGGGCGATAGAGAGGTCATGGTGGCCTTCGTCGAATCCCCTGAAAACAACAACATGAATAGGCAAGACAATGCGCAGAACATTCCCCAAAGGCGAAAGCGGCAACCCCAAGGGCCGCCCCAAGGGGATACCCAATAAGATCACCACTTCCGTCAAGGAAGATGTCCTCGAGGTCTATCAAAATTTAGGCGGCAAGCTCGGCCTTGAAAAGTGGGCGCGTCTCAGCACACGAAACCTGTCCACGTTTTACGGATGGATGATGAGCAAGCTCTTGCCGGCCAGCCTCGAGGTCGGCGGCCAGGACGGTGGTCCCGTCCGAGTCCAACTCGAAAAGGTCATCACCTCTATAGATCCCAATGGCTCAAACGCAAGCGGCGAATGATATCAAACTCTCGCTCACCTATCATCCCGCCCAAGCGGCCATCTTCGACCATCCCGCCAAGGTCAAGGTCATCGTCAAAGGACGGCGATTCGGGCTCACGCGGGGATACGCGAACCATGCTATCGAAAGCATGCTCGGGGGAATCGACAGTATTCTTTGGGTCGATACGATCAACTCGAACATCGACCGCTACGTAGAGCGGTATTTCTATCCGGTCCTACGCAATCTCCCATCCCAATACTGGACATGGCGTCAGCAGAAAAAAGAGCTGACGATCTTCGACTCTAAGCTCGACTTCCGAAGTGCGGATCAGCCGGAGCGCATCGAGGGATTCGGCTACAAGCTCATTGTGCTGAACGAGGCAGGCATCATCCTGAATGACCGTTACCTTTGGGAGAACGCCATCCTCCCAATGACGCTTGACTTCAATCCCGACATCTACATCGGGGGAACGCCGAAGGGAAAGAACCTGTTCTGGGACTTGGCTACGAAGGCTCAGGATGACCAAGACCCGAAGTACAAGAATTGGAAGCACTTCCACTTCACGTCCTACGACAACCCGTTCATCTCCAAAGAAGAGATAGACGTGCTGGCGGCGGACCTCCCCGAGATCGTCAAGCAACAGGAGATCCTGGCGGAGTTCCTGGACGACGCCTCGTCCGTGTTCCGGAACGTCAGCGCGGCGATCGACCCGGCGATGGCTCCGCTTCAGGCACCCGAGCCCGGGCGGACATACTTCATGGGCGTCGACCTTGCGAAGCATGTTGACTTCACGGTCATCGATGTCCTGGACGATACCGGACGGCAGGTCCACTTCAAGCGGCTGAACCAACTCGACTGGAACTATCAGAAGCAACTCATCACTGAGGTCGCCCAACTGTTCCAGGCGAAGGTCTGCTTGGACTCGACGGGCATCGGCGACCCGATCTTCGAGGACCTGTCGATGCGGTCTCGGAAGGACGGGTTGGACATCTCCGGATACAAGTTCACGTCCGACAGCAAAAAGAAGCTCATCGAATCGCTCATGCTGGCATTCGAGGGTCAGAAGATCAGGCTTCTCCCCGAGCGTGTTCAGGAAAACGAACTGAAGGAATTCGGCTATGAGATAACGGCCTCCGGCGTCAAGTACTCTGCGCCCGAGGGGCATCACGACGACTGCGTCATTGCGTTAGCCCTGGCAAACTGGGCGCGAATCCATGCCGTAGTGCGGCACATGCACTTCATCTGAGGACAATAAACCGATGGATAAAATAGAACGCTTGAATGGGTTGGAACGCCTGGCCCTGAGATGGGGGCGAATCAGGCGGCTCCTCAAGGGCGGCAACGCGCCCGTGGGCGACGCGACTGCATGGATGGACTCGCGCTACTGGGGCGAAGGCGTCTTGCAGGGCCATAAGCCCAAGGGCAAGGCTGACGCCGTCGAGCAGTTCACCTCATGGGTCTATATCTGCGCCTCGCTCAATGCCCAGTCCTGCGCCGCCGTGCCGCTCGAGCTCTATGCCCGCGTGCCCGAGGGCGGGAAGTCCTGGCGGTCGATCAAGACGGCCAAGGAACCGCTCGACAGGCGCATCAAGGCACGGCTCGCCCCGTACTGGCGCACCAAGGCGGCCGATGTCGAAGAGGTTACGGAGCATGCGTTCCTTGACCTGCTGGAGAACATCAACCCGTTCATGAACCGCTCTGACCTCATGGAGCTGACGATCCTGTTCCTGGACCTTACGGGCGAGGCGTACTGGTATGTCATCAAGGGAAAACTGGGCGAGCCGACTGAACTCTGGCCCATCCCGAGCCAGTACATAGCTCCGATCCCCGGCACGACGTTCAAGGACTTCATCAAGGGCTATCGGTACGAGCGCGGCCGGGTGAAGTTCGATATCCCCATCGAGGACATCATCCCGTTCTCTTTCCCGAACCCCTCGAGCCAGTACCGCGGCATGGGGGTCGTGAGCGGGATATGTGATGCCGTCTATGTCAACTCGAAGATGTACGAGTACGAGGAGAGCCTGTTCGAGAAAAAGGCGCGGACGGGCGGGGTTCTGGAATCGGTAGCCGAGATCACGTCGGTCGAGGTTGACCGGCTCCGCGAAGAGTGGAAGCAACGGTATGCAGGGACGGGCAATGCGGGGGAGACGCCGATCCTTCCGCCCGGGCTGAAGTGGGTCCGCGACGCATTGACGAACGAGGAGCTGTCGTTCATCGAGGGCAGGCGAATCACGCGGGAAGAGATTTGCGCCGCGTTCGGGACGCCGATCGCCCTATGGGCGCAGGATGCCATCCGGGCTAACGTCGAGGGCGCTCAGTATCAGCATGCCAAGGCCGCCATCCAGCCGCGACTCCGGAAGATCGAGGAGAAGATAAACGAGAAGCTCCTCCCAATGTTCGATGAGAGCGGCGTGCTGTTCTGTGCGTTCGAGGACGTCGTTCCGGAGGATAGGGTAAGCCAGCTGGCCGAGCGGACGCAGTATGTGAACGCCGGGATTCAGACGCGGAACGAGGCCAGGGCCGAGATGGGGCTTGAACCTATCGACGGGGCGGACGAGTTGTTCGTGCCGTTCAACATGGTCCCGATCAGCGAGACCGGCAAGGAACCGCCGCCCGAGACCGTGCCGCCGGATGATGATACTGCTAGCGATGCTAGTGACACTGACGCAGACGAGCAAGCCGACGAGTTTGCCGGGAAGGTCGTGGCAAGGATACGCGAGAAATTGGGGGTCGCCAAGTGACGCGAGAACAGGCGATGAAGTTCCTCCCTGCGCTGTTTCGCAAGTCGTACCTCAATGGGGGCGACGGCTCGATGCTCACGGCTGTCTCAGTTTTTGTCACATGGATGTATAAGAACGGCTACGAAATTCGGAGCTTCAAAGAGATCAAGCGCGACGAGAAAGGGAGGGCGGGATGAGGCTAGAACGCAATAAGATTGTTTTTTCAAGCGGACGTGAAATAGACATCTTCGGGGAAGCGATTAGTATTACCCCGCCGGAATTTGATGGCGAGTGGTATGCCGGGTATGGCGCAGATGGCATGTTGGTACTGAATACTATCTACGATGATCCGAACCTTCTGACCAGCGAAGAACAACGAGAGATGGCCGATTATATGATTACCCTTTGGCAGAGATTCAAGGCGAGCGTGACATGATCGAGGCTCCCGATGACCCTGCGCTTACGCCTTCGATGGCTGGCCGCTTTCTTCGCGCTCGGTCTCGTGACAGACGTTATGGTCGTCGTTTGGTACAGGTCTGTATCAAGTGGCCTAGTCTTATTGGCTATGGGTGTCTCATTTCTGATTACGCTCGTTCCCTTCATGGTCACATGGAAGGGGATCGAAGCAAGGCGTCCTGAATTGTTTTTCGCATACGCACTCGGGGCCAGCGTCGGGACGCTGATCGGGATGGCAGTAAAACTCTGATGACCACTTACCCCCACTTCGACGCTTGCCACATCGACTCTATAGCCGACGCGCTCATCCATGCCGTCTGTGCCGACGAGGCCGCGCACATGATACGGACGAAGCTGACGCTCGACGCCAAGGCTGCCGTCGCACACGCCGTCTATTTCGACGTGCTGTTCAAGCGGCTCGGGCCATACGAGCGCCGCTGGAAGTCGATGCTCCGCTCCCTCTGGGCCGACGAGATGGCCATCATCCTGGCGAACCTCAAGAAGCTCAAAGGGGCCAAGGCGCGGAAGGGTTTGGCCGACAACATCCTCTACGCCCAGACACCGTTCCGCAACCGCCTGTCGAAAGAGACGCGGGCGCTCCTCCAGACGATGCTTGCCGATCTCGGGCAGGACAAGCTCGACGAACTCGACATGCACATCGCCTTTGAGGTCAGCAATCCGCACGTCCAGGAATGGCTCAAAGATTACTCGTTCAAGTTCAGCGAGAACCTCGAGGCCGTGAGTAGCGATAGGCTGAGGACAATCCTCGAGGCTGGCATGGAGGCTGGCAGGGGTATCCCCGAGCTGATGCACGACGTGCGCGAGGCGTTCGACTTCATGAATCGATACCGCGCCGAGATCATCTCAAGGACGGAGACAAGCCGGGCATCGAACCAGGCGGCTATCGAGGCGTATGAGCAGAGCGGGGTCGTCGAGCAAAAGCAATGGCTCACCGCGCCTGATTGCTGTGATATATGCGCTGAATTAGACAATGAAATCGTTCCCTTGGACGATACGTTTTTCGATGACGATTATGGCGACGGCACGGCTCCACCCCGGCATCCCAACTGTCGCTGCGCCGTAGCGGCCTACGTCGAATAGCAAGGAGTTACATAGATGGACATTCTGAAATATGCGGACATCAATCCCGCCGAGGCTGGCCATATGGCCCAACGTCTCCATCGCAAAAAGGACGACCTCAGTCTCGTCCGCAAGTTCGTCACCGTCGAGAAGGTCGAGGCTATCGATGAGGAGCGGTCCATCGTGGCCCGCGTCTCCACGAATGATCGGGACCGGGACGGAGAGGTTGTGGAGCCGAAGGGAATCGACCTGTCGAACTACACCAAGAATCCCTGCCTGCTCTGGGCGCATCAATACGACATACCTGCCATCGGAAAGGCGCTCTGGGCGAAGACCGACGACAAGGGGCTGATCTGCAAGTTCCAGTTTGCCCCGACGCTATTCGCCGACGAGATTTACCAGCTCTACAAGGGCGGGTATCAGCGGGCGTTCAGTATCGGGTTCATCCCTCTCGACTTCGACAGCGTAGAGAAGGTCCATCGCAAGGTCTCGCTTCTCGAGGTCAGCGCCGTCCCCGTACCGGCGAATCAAGACGCACTTGTCATGGAGGCATATACAAAAGGGATTATCAAGTCGGACCAGTTGATGCAAGACCTGAACATCGTCATGACCCCCGTCTCTGCGCCCCTCACCGATAGCGCCGTACAGCCCAAGATCGACTTCTGCGATACGTGCGGGACGGCGAAGGGTGTCGAACCCGATGATCCCGGAGACATGAGCGCCCCGCCCGAGGCGATAGCCGAATGTGCGGAAAGCTGGGCCAAGCAGACAGACGCCGATTATAAGGCAGACACGCCCGAGACAAAGGCTGAGCCGGCCCCTCCCGCCCCCGACATGGCCGCCGAACTCGCATCGCTCCGGGCCGATATCGCGGCCGTCATGGCCCTGATCCAGGCGGGCAAGGTAGCCGAGCCTGCGGTCGAGGCTGTAGCCGAGGTCGCGCCCGACGACATCGCGTTCGAGCCGTCCATCGCGCCCGAGGACATCACCATCGAGCCCGATGTGCCCGATAAGGCTATCGAGGAGCGCATCGATAAGCTCATCCAGGGCTTCGACTACAAGCAGACGGTGAAAGAGGCCGTAGAGGTCGCGCTCGCCAAACTGACAGGGAGGGTTATCTAAGCATACGCTCGCTCACGCTACGCACGCGGGCGGGCTTCTGTTCAGATAACAATCTGACACATCAGGTCGATGCCGTCGCCTCACAAGCGATAGCGGAATCATCAGCGTCCAAATTACCCTACAGAGACGGGCCTCTGAGCCGTTAGTGGGGTAAGGCAGGCGTGGAGATGATAGCCGTCGCTGACGAGGGTCGTATGGCATCAGGGCAATACGTTTTTCACAGATACCCAGGAGGGTATAACCATGACTAAAGAAGAAGTCGACAAGTACATTCAGGACAAAACAAGCGAAGTCCTGAAGAACGTGACCGACAACTACGTCAAGGACCAGCTCAAAGAACAGCTGGCCGACGCCACGGTCAAGATCAAGGACCAGGTCAAACTGGTCGAACCGGCCATCGAGCCCATGCAGGACGAGCCAAAGTTCAAGGGCCTGCGCGATTTTCTCATCTCCGTGCGGAACTTCCGCATGAACCGGACGCTCGACAACAGGCTGACCTATGTCCCGGCGACGGGGCAGAAAACAGCCGGTCACATGGAGATCGGCGACGACGCACAGGGCGGATTCCTCGTTCCTGAAGTGTACCGGATGGAGCTCCAGGAGATCGCGCTCGAGAACGCCGTTGTTCGGCCTCGGGCGACCATCCTTCCTATGACGACCGATTCTCTGAAGATCCCATTCGTCAACGACACCACGCACGCCAGTTCCGTTTACGGCGGTGTCATCGCCTATTGGACGGCCGAGGCGGCCGCCAAGTCCCCGACCAAGCCGACCTTCGGCCAGTTGGAACTCACGCCTCACAAGCTCGCCGGTCTGACCTATACGTCGAACGAGCTTCTCTCGGACAGCGGCATCGCGCTGGAACCCCTGATCACGCGCCAGTTCGGCTCGGCTTGGGGGTATTTCGAGGACGACTCATTCCTCACGGGCACGGGCGCGGGCCAGCCCCTCGGCGTCCTCAACTGCGGTTGCATGAAGAGCGTGCTCCGCAATACGGTGACGCGGGTCCACTATGAAGACATCGCCGAGATGTACGCCTCCATGCTTCCCCCCTCCATCCCCTACGCCGTGTGGGTCATCAGCCCGACGGTCATCGCAGAGCTCATCGAACTCGGCAGCGGCAATGCGGCCGACGCCAGCGGGAAGATCCTGATCTGGCAGCCGGACTCGAAGATCGGCCCCACCTGGACCCTTCTCGGCCGACCCGTCATCGTCAGCGAAAAGCTGCAGGCGCTCGGCACGGCGGGCGACATCATCTTCGCCGACTTCCGGTACTACCTCATCGGCGATCGCCAGTCCATCACGATCGATGCCTCCACGCACGTTGCGTTCACCTCGGACGAGACGGCGTGGCGGTTTGTCATTAGGGTCGCCGGGCAATGCTGGCCCCAGACGACCATCACCTCGCGGCGCGGCGCCCACACCTTCTCCCCGTTCGTCCAGCTGTCCGCACTCACAAGCTAACGGTAGAGGCTGAATATGGAAAAAGATACGAAAGGCGGATTCAAGTGTTTTGGAGAGTTCCTGTCGCGTGTCCGCCAAGCTTGTGTCGAGGGCGTTCTTGACTCCCGGCTGAAGACGGCCGGGCACATGGCCATCGGCGATGATGCCCAAGGGGGCTTTCTCGTCCCCGAGGAATGGGCGGATGGAATCTATTCCGTCGTCCTCGAGACGAGCATCGTCCGCCCGCTGGCTAAGGTGCTTCCGATGTCCAGCGATTCATTGAAGATCCGGAGGCTCGTGGAATCGTCCCGGGCCTCCTCATACTTCGGAGGCATCACGTTCACCTGGAAATACGAGGGCGGCGACAAGGCGGCCGTTGTGTCCAAGCCTGCTCTCGGTGAACTCGAATTGACGGCGCATAAACTGGTCGGCAGCATGTTCGCGTCGAATGAGTTGATGGCCGACTATGCCAATTTCGGGAACTTCATGCAAGTGTCATTCGGAGAGGCGCTGGCGTTCGAGGAAGACTATCACTTCGTATGGGGCACGGGTGTCGGGCAACCGTTCGGCATCATGAACGCCCCGGCGACAATCGCGCACGCACGCACGACCGGGTTCGGCGTGCCCGTCATCGGCGACCTCGCTGAGATGGCGGAGCGGCTACTGCCCGGGAGTTGGGCGACCGCAGTTTGGATGATGAACCCCAACGTGATCGGCGGGCTGGCGCAAGACGCGACCGCCGGTTCCAATACGGGCGGCATTCTGGACCTCTCCAGCATGCAATGCCTAGGGATCCCCATCATCCTGACGGAGAAGTGCGCGGGGGCCGGTGTCACGGGCGATGTTATTTTGGCCGACTGGAACCAGTACGTTATCGGCCATCGGAGCCTAGAGATCTCCGCGTCGCGGGACGTGCCCGGCTCTTACGGATTTTTGACAGACGAAACTTTCTGGCGAGTGGTATTGCGTGTCGCGGGACAGCCTGTAATGGCCGCGCCCGTCACGCCAAAGCTCGGAGCCGATACTCTGTCGGCCTTCGTCGTTTTGACCACGGTCAGCTAGAGTCTTTTTTTAGGAGTAACTTTCTATGGGTAACATTCACACTTTCAGCGACCACATCAAGAGCGATGTGGCCATGAATCAGGCGACGTTGAGCAACAGCGCCAATACGCCGACGTATTTCAGCCTGGCCAACTATGACCTGGCCGTGTTCCTGGTCTTTACCGGGGCGCGGACGAGTGTGGCGAGCCTGACCTGCCAGTGCAGGGAACGGATCGGCGCGTCGGGCACTCAGGGGAACGTGGGTTCGGCCTCGACGGTCACCACGGCCAACTCGGTCACGGTGCTCCAGGTGCGCGGCGAAGACCTGACCGTCAACAGCGGTTACGACCGGGTCGGCATCCTGATTACGGAGACGGCCACGCAGAGCTTCGTGGTCGGGGCCATCTGCCTGCGCATGCGGGCGCGCTACAAACAGGCCACGCTTCCGGCCTAACGGCAGGGACGTAAGGACAAGGCAATCTATGGCGGCGGGGGCGGGGCGCAGGTTTCGCCCCCGTCCGCTTCTTTGATGCCGGAGGGGGAACATGGGGGAATTGGAAACGCTATTGCAGGGATTCGTCGATCGGGCCGACATCTGCGCCGAAGATACGCGGGACGTTCAGATGGTCCAGGTCATCGCATTCATGGCTCAGGCTGGAATCATAAAAGAACTAACCTATCAAAAATTCGTCAACCTGCTTGCTCAACTGAAAAAGATGATCCCCGATGATTGAGGTCGAGATCATCCGCGAGTACAAGTGCTGTTGGCAAGTCGGCCAGCGGCGCGAGGTCTCGGACGCATTCGCGGCCGTTCTGATCGACGGCGGGTATGCCCGGCGGGTCGAGCGGGGTGAATTTGACCGTAGAGGCATTATGTCCCCTACCCCCGTGTCTGACACGAGGAAGGCATAGAAAATGCCGCTACGGGCCTCTACGGGCCAAAAACAGGCACTTGGCACCTGAATGGTGCTCAATAAGGTGAACAAATGAAACCAGAGTCCGAAGCCGCACTATTTGCCGACTTTCCCGATATCTTCCCCGGCGGTTGTGCCGTCGATATCCGCGAGAACCTGATGTACTTCGGATTCGAGCACGGCGATGGTTGGCATGGCCTGATCCGCAAGTTGTGCCGGGGCATCCAAGCGGCGCTCGATGCCGATCCGTCGATCAAGGCGCACTTCCGGGCCGTGCAGGTCAAGGAAAAATACGGCGGGCTCCGCTTTTATGTTTTCGGCGGTACGGAAGCCATCGAGGACTTGATCGACGCGGCCGAACTCGAAAGCGAGCGGACGTGCGAGGAATGCGGCGCGGTCGGGCGCACGCTCTCGCGGGGCGGCTGGTACAAGACGCTCTGTCCCGTATGCGCGGACGAGCAAGGTTATCCGCAAGGAGTTGAGACATGACCAAATTGCGATTCATCAAAGCCCACGGCGACAAGCAGGCCGGGGATATCCAGATGACCGAATCCGCGACTACCGTCCATTGGCTTGTCGATGTTTACAAGGTCGCCGTCATCGATGTGCCGACAGTCACGGCGAAGCCCGTCGTACCCGTGACCGACGTTACCGCCCCGAAGGCCATCCCGAAAGCGCCACGGGACAAGATGGCCCGCTCATCGTTCAACAAGACCAAGAGATACTAGCATGGCCAACAAGGTCGCCTACCACAGCGTCGTCATCGACACGAACGGCACCGGAACGTTGGCGACGATCACCGTCTATACGCCCGGGACCGTAGTGGCATCGACCATCTATTCCAGCCCCGCCGGTGCGGTCCAGGCCAACCCGTTCAACACCGACGCCAACGGGCGATTCGTGTTCTACGCGGACCCGGGCGAGTACGACATCAACGTCTCGGGGGCCGGGATCGTGGCCTACACGCTGTCGAATGTTTCGGTCATCGGGATCTTTAACCAGTTTGTGAGGAGCGACCCGCCGCCCGGAGACCGGAAGATTAAAAAGATTCGCTATGATTCCACTGACAAGGTCGTTGTCGTCTATGACACCGTACCGGAGCCATAACATGCCAAATGAAAAAGAAGAAATCCAAAGGAAACTCGACGCAGCCAGAGAAAAATTATCCGTCGTTAATGCGGAATTGAATCGGCTTGACGGTCTTCTCAACCCCATCAGAGAAAAACTGACCGTTGTCGAAAAGGAGCGGCAATATCTTCTGGCCCGCATTATTAAACTGACCAACATGTTGCCGGGATTATAATCGTGTACCTGATTTGGAATCGGTTTAAGTACGTCCTCAGTCCGCAGTTCGACATCTACGATGTCGTCAAGAAGGTCGTGAGGAACAAGGTGGCCGATATCGGGTTCGGGACCGGGTTCGGGACGCACTTACTCAACGTGAACGCCAAAGAGGTGTACGGGTTCGAGATTGACGAGAATGCCATCCAGTTCGCCAAGGCCGTGTTCCCGTTCAAGAACCTACATTACGAATACGGGGATGTCGCCAAGGGTATCCCCGGCCAGTTCAATTACATCGTAATGATCGATGTCATCGAACATCTCAAGGACGAGAAGGTAGCTCTTGATAACGTCAAGGCCATGATGGCTAAGGATGGAACCCTTATCCTATCCACGCCGAATCGGTTAAGCCGATATCGGAAAGGCGAAAGCCACGTTAGGGAATATGCCCCCAAGGAATTGGAGGGCATCCTGAAGCGGCATTTCGTCTCGGTTAGCATAAGGAATTATAGGCTTGAGCCGCTGGCCGGCCAGTACGAAAACCCGCTTATCGCCGTTTGCAGAAACGACGAGACGGTGCCCCAATCTGCGAAGGAGAAATCAAATGGCTGATGCAAGTTTGACTTTTAAGCCTGCGGATATCGCTACGGCAAGCGATGCGGCCTCTAAGGCCATGTCGAAAATCGGGGCCGGGTCTGCCGTATGGGACCTGGACGCCTCTGCCGCCGTGAGTGCGGTTGCGGCTCGGTCTGCGTCATGGGACGGGAATGCGTCCGGGGTTTCGGACGCCTTGAGTGCTGCAAGCAATGCCCTCTCGAAGGCCACAAAGGCGAGCAGTGCCATTGCGGCTCAGTCTGATGCGTCGAGCAATGCCCTAAGCAAGGCCGTAAAAGCGAGTAGCGTCGTTGCGGCTCAGTCCGATGCGGTGAGTAACGCTATTTCACAAGCGACGGCGGCCCTCAGCAAGGCCAACTCTCTCGCCTCGACCGTCATTCGGACCAACGACACCGGGTCGTCCGCCGCCGTCCACTATATCACGCGGACGAGCGCGGGCCTGCTCAAGTTCATGTACTCGAACACTCTTTAATTAATCGTCAAGGAGGGTCGGATATGCAAGTGGTTCACTGGACAAGTTGGTGTCCAAGACAATCAGGGATGTACGAGTCTGTCAAAGACCAAATTAAATACGAGCGGAAAGCGGGACTGCAATCCGACCTATGCGAACCGGATGAAAAGCACAAAGAGGGGAGGGTCGCCGTTGACGACGGTTGGCTCTCCCCCATTTCTTGGGAGGCGTCCAAGAAGGCTGACATTCACGTTTTACATGGTGCTATTCCCGGCGAAATCAGAAACATGAAGGGGCCAAAATTTGTCGCCGTCCTACATGGGCCACAGGAACACATGCTCCTGAAGGAATGGGTGTCGAACCGGAAGGACGAATCATTCAATCTTCACATCAATATCCTTTGGAAATACGACGCGACGATCTGTCTAAACAAACACGAATTCGACATCCTTGAGCTCTACGATGAATACGGTCGTCTGCATTACATTCCGAACTCGATCGACCTGGAGCGGTACCAGGGCGAAGAGATGACCTGGAAATACATCAATCACCCGGCCATCATGTCGTGCGATGTTCTGAGGATGGAGAAGTTGCCGTCCCATATTATCTGGGCGATGCCGAGGATTGTTAAGCGGATACCGGAGGCACGGCTGAATCTGTTTAGCCTGTCGCTGGAGCCGATATCGACATATCGGAATATGTTCTGCCGGAGCAAGGAACGGAATCTGGAACACCTCTGCGAGAACATACAACTTGAGAATAATAACCTGCGTCCGTTTATGAAGGGTGCGGATATCGGATTCAATAATAACATCAGCGGGATCGCCAGCCGCGTCACGATGGAGATGATGGCGATGGGCGTTCCGGTTATCAGCTATGCCGGAGACTATACGCAATACCACGCGAAGATTTGGGACTTGGATTCCATAGCCGATCAGGTAGAGAAGTGCTGGAAGGCATTGACCAAAGAGGGAAGCGTTCTCAGGCAACAGACGCTTCAATACGCCAAAGACAACTTTGACAGGGAAAAGGAAGTCAAGAAGTACGTCGAACTATACGCGAAACTTTTGGAGAAAAAAGAGTGATTAAGGTTACGGAAGACGAAGTCCTTGCGCTCGGTGGCCCGAACCAGATATTCGGGGAGTGGAAGGCATATCTGCAATTTCTACAGGGATACTGTGAGAAACACGGGCTTACCAATCCTGTCGTCGTAGAACTCGGAACACAACACGGGAAACAGAAAGCGCACTACCAGAGATTCCTGGATGCGTTCCACGTGGGGATAGACATAGCCGGGAAATGGTCGAAACCCGACATCCTTGGCGACACCCATTCGTTAGAAACCCTCAAGAAATTGATGGCTATCCTTGGAGACAGGAAGATTAACATCCTGTTCATTGACGCTAACCATGCTTATCTGGACACCCTGACGGATTATCTAATGTACGGACCGTTGACCACGGACATCATCGCATTCCACGACATACAACACGAAAAAGGGATAAAGCAACTTTGGGATGAAATCAGGGTAAGCGAGAAAGGTAACCCAAATATATCATTCGTTGATATCGGGAACTGGGCGAACGGATGGTGCGAGCTGGGGATCGGGATAATCGTCAAGGGGGAGAAACCCAATGGCTGATGCAAGCGCAACCTTCAAGCCTGCCGACATTGCGACCTCTTCGGATGCGGCAAGTGATGCCCTGTCCAGGGTGGCCGTCGTTTCCGACGCGGCCTCCAACGCGCAGTCCAAGATAACGGCGCGGTCTGCAACGTGGGATACCAAGACGGTCGTACTGAAGGTCTATAACGAGGCGTCGGCTATCGCTTCGGGCGACGGCAAGATGTACTTCACCGTTCCCGCCTCGCTTAACGGCATGAACCTAGTTTCGTGCGGCGGGCATCTCTACACGGCGGCTACGTCGGGGGTCGTCGGCGTGCAGATTTACAACGTCGATTCGGCAATCCATATGCTCTCGCGGGCGATGGAGTGGGATGCCACAGAGAAGGACACGGTGACGGCGGCGGCTTCAAGCGCGGCCAAGATAGACACGGCGGCCGACGGCGTGCTGACGGGAGAGGCACTTCGCATAGACATCGATGCGGCGGCTAGCGGGGCGAAGGGCATGGAAATCAGATTATCGTTTAGGACACCATAATGGCAGAACGACATTTCATAGCGGGTAGTGGGCCACCGTATCTGTGGGGTAATACTGCCAACTGGTCGCTCACCGAAGGCGGGGCAGGTGGACAGACTGTTCCTTCTGCGGCTGAGGACGTGTTCTTTGATGCCGGAAGCCCTAGTTGCACCATAGCCACATCCGAGAGGACGTGCCTAACGCTAACCGCTTCTGCGTACACTAACACATTAACATTCACAACAAGCCTTTCTGTTTCGGGGAGTGTCACTATCGGGGCAGGGGTCAAATGGTCTGGGGCCGGAAGGTTGAGGATGATTGCCGCCGGGACATTGACCACTAACGGCAACGCTATTGGGGTTGAACTCCAAATTGGGGCTTCCACGCTTGCGACGGGAACCTTTACTCTTGCAGGTACCCTAAATGCCGCGACGGGATTATATATAAACAACAACACCTCCACGACGTTCGCCGGAGATTACCACATTACCGCATCGGCTTGTACAATAGCGAACACGCAAACCGTTACGATTATACACGGGGTTACAATCACCGGGACAACCACCATATCTGACGCAAATGTTATCGACGGAGAGTTTAATTGGGAAACAGGCGGGCTAACGACGAATGGTGGGTTGAGTGGGACAACGCCGATTGTGCTTACTGGCGGCACCTGGACAGGGGCCGCTAGCGCACTTAATAGTTCTGTGACGATAGCCGGGGACGTTACCCTATCAGGAACAATCCTTTTTGCCGCAAGTGGTACGCCCACGCTTACCTATTCATCGGGGACGGTTACCCAAGGAACATCCATATTGTCTCTCGCCACGAACTGTACGCTTAATACAAACGGGATGAGTTGGTATGACATAACGATAACCGGAACTGGCAAAACCTTCACGATTAATTCGTTACTGACCGCCACGGGAACACTAACGCTTCCGGCACAGGCGACAACCTTTAGCGGAACCGCTGGCTTTACGGTTGCCAATCTTGTCCACGTGGTAGTTGGGGCAACCAGGATTTTCACCTTTGAAGAAGGGGTTACCTATACCATCACTACCGCAATAACCGCCCCCATTCCCGCCAATCCGGTTTACCGATACACCTATACTTCTGCCGATGGTGCCACAAAGGCCATTATCACGCTCGGCTACGGAGCCACGCAGGACATTGCCAATATTGACCCGACCAGAATAGACAGTTCGTTGGGACAATGTATCTTTAGTTTGGACGGGGTGATAACAACGTCCTTTAACTGGTCGAACGACCTGGGCCACGGGCGCATCATCCCCGAGGCGGGCGGAGAATCCGTGACCGTCGCCGGGATAACCAAAGACAACGCCGGGACCGCGCTCGGCTCATGCGACGTTTACCTTTTCCGCGACAACGGGAACGATACCGCGACATACATCGCCTATCAAGAAAGCAATTCGGTAACGGGGGCATATTCATTCACCGTGTTCCCCGGCTCAGCCTATTTCGTCGTGGCCTTCAAGGACGGGGCGACACCCGTTATGGACGTGACGGATAGAACGGTAACGGCGGTCTAACTTG